GACGTAGGTTTCCGCACCTTCGTTCGGGCTGTCCCTGGGCACGTTTGAAATAACATTTATGGCCAGAACCCGCTCAATCAGTTATGCCGTTGACAGCAGTCAAACCAGCAAGGTTGATCGCCTGCTTGCGGCTGATGATCCCGATGATTTAGTTAAAGAGCTCGTTTCTGCCCGTCTTCTTAAGCTAAAGGAAGATACCCGTAAGATACAAATTGAGAATGCCATCACCCTCAGGGAGTATGTCTCAATTGCTGAAGTTGGCTCTGAAATTGATGCCGCTTTTACACGAGTACGAAACAAGCTACTTGCCCTTGAAAACAAATTGCTAATCCTTGCTCCCATTGATGATCCTGTTGAAGTAAGAAAGATCGTGCGTCAGGAAATTGACGAGATTCTTGTTGAACTTTCATACCAAGATGAAATTAACAAGGAGATCGAGATTTTGAATGACGCCATTACAAGCACGACTGAAGGCAGCGGCGAAACGTTGTCTTAAACCCCGCCCACGATTAAATGTTCGTCAGTGGGCCGACGAGTACCGCCGCTTAAGCTCAGAATCAGCTTCTGAGCCAGGTCGTTGGAGAACCGGTCGTGTTCCCTACATGGCCGAACCAATGGAGACAATCACCAACCCTGCTGTAAAGCAAATGGTGCTTATGTTGTCCTCTCAGATGGGCAAGACTGAGTTCATCTTAAATGTCTTTGGGTTCTTCGCTGATCTTGAACCAAGTCCAGTTTTACTAATTCAACCAACTGAAGGCTTCGCAGGTGATTTTAGTAAGGAGCGAATTGCTCCGATGATTCGCGACACCCCTGTGCTCGCCGATCTTTTCAAAGCCAGCAAGTCAGATTCTGCTAATACCATCTTTCACAAGTCATTTCCTGGCGGCTTCCTCGCTCTGGGCGGTTCCAACAGCCCTACTGTTCTCGCTGGTCGGCCAATTAGAGTAGTGCTGCTGGACGAGGTTGACCGCTTTCCAAAGTCCGCGAAGAACGAAGGCGATCCTGTTAGCTTGGTGTCCCGCCGAGTTCAGAACTTCCCTGACTCCAAGATCATTGCTGTCTCAACTCCCACAATTAAAGGCGACTCAAAGATTGAAAGTCTGTTCTTAGACTCCGATCAACGTCACTGGCACATCAAATGTCTGCACTGCGCTGAATTCTTTTACCCACAGTGGAAGCACGTCACTTGGACTGTTCCTGAAGATGCGGCGATTGCTTGTCCGCATTGTGGTGGTTTGCACAATGAGCATCAGCGCCTGAAGGCTTCGCAGCACGGCAAGTGGGTGGCTTTTAATCCGGGGCACCGCATCCCCGGTTTTCACACCAACGCGTTAGTAACACCCTTAGGTAAGCCACTCGTTGACTTCGTGTATGAGTTCCTTGCAACAGAAAACAGACCATCCAACCTGCAGCCGTTTTACAACACGGTTCTTGGTCTGCCGTATGAGTTTGTGGGCGCCGATCTGACTGACCCTAATTCAGTGAAGTTGACTGACTACGACAGAACTCGCATTCCTGAAGACGTGATGTTTCTTACCTGTGGTGCCGACGTTCAGATTGACCGCATTGAGTACGAAGTTGTGGGTCATACCGCTCAGGGCCAGACCTACTCAATTGATTATCAGGTGATCCAGGGTGACACCAAGGACTTGGCCACCTTTGAGGAATTTAAGCATACATTATTGACCACAAAGTATCTCAGAGAGGACGGTGTAAGCCTGGAAGTTAACAGAACGCTAATTGACTGCGCCTACAACTCCAAAATTGTCTACAAGTTCACCGACAACAACCGAATTCATCAAATCTACGCCTGTCGCGGTGTCGATGGCGCAAAACCTCTAATCACGCAGAGCACAAGCAAATTTGGAGCGACGTTTTATCGAGTTGCATCCGACATCTTCAAAGAAAAGCTGTTCAACGATTTACAGCTTACAGACGAATCAAAGTACGGTTACTGCTACTTTCCAGTCGGACGCGATAAGGAATACTTCACCCAGCTTTGCTTATCTGAGACAGCTGAGAGAACAGTTGATAACAGAGGCCGAAGCTACCTGCACTTTAAGAAGAAGACACCAGATTCCCGCAATGAGGCGCTGGACTGCAGGATTTACGCCATGGCCGCGTTCGAAATGATTAGAGGCAATCAGCGGGATAACATAATGTACCGCCTGGAGGTTCAGCTGGAGAGACTTAAAAAAGGTCTGGAAAGCGAGCCAAAGTACGTCGAAAGTTCAGAAAAAGAACCCGAAGTAATAAATAAGACAGAAGTTCTTCCAGCAGTTGACCCGTATGATAAGTGGAGGCAACGAAACCGCACCAGACAAACATCAAAGTGGGTTAAAGATTACCAATGACACCATTCACGCTCACCTTAACGCAAGGCGACTCATTTTCCAGAACATACAGCTTAGACGGGTATCTACCAGCAGATTACACGCTACACGCGGCTTTCCGTGGTCAGTCAAGCTTAGATTTAACTGCAACAGCCGATTTAAGCAATTTCGTGCTGACAATTACCCCAGCTCAATCGAGCGCTTTAAATCCTGGTAATTATCAAGTTAGTCTTTATCTAACTTCACCTACTGAGCGAATTACTCTGCTCACCCACTCGTTAACAATCTACCCAGACCCGCTCAATCTACCTGATGGTGTTGACGTGCGAACTCACGTTGAGCGCGTCCTAGATGCAGTCACTGCCTACATTGAAGCTCGCGCTGTTGACGGTTCAGTTGACCATTTAGTTACTGAAGTTGACGGCCTCAAGCTAACTCGCATGTCAATGAAGGAGTTGACTGACTTACGTGATTTGTATCAGGACAAAGTTGCTCGTCTAAAAGGACTGCACCCAAAGGTTGTTTCACGCTACTTCACTAACACAGTGCGCACTTATCAGTAAAAGGACTTAACCAATGGCAAAACATTTCAACACACAAAAAGAACCTACACCAATTAAGCGCAGCTTTGACGCTGCCCGCTTTGGCAAAACATCAGATTTAACTCAATCAAAGAACGTCAACGCCGACTTAGTCGCCTCACTTGAAACGCTTCGTGGCCGCTGCCGGCAGATTGCAAACAACGATCCGTATGTCGCAAGAGCAATGAGCCTTTGGCGCAATTACATCATCGGCCCAACAGGCATTGACTTACATGTTCAGAGCAAGCTAACAAATGGAGCTCTTGATAAGTCCACAAACGAAAAGATCGAGCGTGCCTGGGCCGAATTTTGTGAACTTGGTAACTGCACAACTGACGGCGGCTTCACCTTTACTGAGCTGTGCAAAATCATCATTGAGACAATGGCCAGAGACGGCGAGGTTTTCCTAATTAAGCGCAAGGGACCACGTTTCGGCAGATTTGGTTATCAGCTTGATCTGATTCCAATTGAGCAATTCGCCAGTTACTACACAGGGATTAACAGAGACAATGGAAATGTCATCTTTCAATCAGTTGAGTTCAATCGCGACCTTCGCCCTGTCGCCTACTGGTTAAGTTCAAAGCCTGAGCCAATGAACTCGTCTTATCTACTTTCGTTCAATCAGAAAGTGCCTGACATTCGAGTACCGGCAGAAGATTGCTTTCACCTCTTCGAGCGGCACTACATTGGACAGGTGCGCGGTTTTCCCTGGATTTGTAATTCAGTGCTCAATCTACACCATCTCAATGTTTATAAAACAACTGAGCTTGAAATGGCGCGCATTGCCACGCTAGATCAGATTTACTTCACGATGGAAGCAGGAACTGAGGGTATTTCTGATCGTGACATGAACGCCGCGATGGAAATCAATTTAGAACTTGAACCAGGACAATCAACGATCTTGCCTCGTGGTGTCAAACCTCAGAAGGTTGATTACAACAACCCGAATTCAAACATGCCAGACTTCATCAAAAGTCAGTTAAAGGGCGTTGCTGCTGGTTTGCAGTTGAGTTATGCCGCGCTTAGCTCAGACATTGAGGGCGTCACATTTGCCAACGCCAGACTTGCCGCTCTTGAGGATCAAGTTAGCTACCAAAACCGTCAGCAGTGGGTTATCGATCACTTCTTAAACCCGCTTTACAAAGATTGGTTGAAGTACCAGATACTTGCCTCAAACATTAACGTTCCGTTTAGTAAGCTTGATAAGGTTTCACGAGTTAAGTGGACTCCACGCGGTTTCCGCTCAGTAAATCTCGTTGAGAACGCCCGCGCGGCCCAAATGCTCAACGGAATGGGATTATTGAGTCGTACCCAGCTTTCATCTGAGTTGTTTGGTGTCGATTGGAACGAAACATTAGATTTACTACAGTTTGAGGCTGAAGAACTCAAGAAGCGTGATCTGGTTATGGTTTCAGACGTTCCAGCTGCACAGCTTGAGCAAAAAGAGCTTGAAGAGCCTACAGATACGGAAATGAGGAATCAAAATAACTGAAGTTGTCTAACAATTCTTATAAATAAATGCAGAAATCCAATTTAATTATGGTATCTGCATTACGTGATTACAGACTTAAACTTTTTTACCACACTTCAAACATCCGCTACCCCTGTTAAAGCTGAAGCCAACAGCTCGTTGAATCGAGCGGCAACGTTTTCAGCTACGCCTGCTAAAAGCGACTTTGAAATCTCCTTCATGTCGGAGGAGCCGTATGTTCGTGAGTACTTTACTACTGACGACAACGGCAATGTCAAGCTTGAAAAGTACGTCGAAATCTTATCAATGGACAATCCTGATTTGCGCTTTGCAGCATCAGGCCATTGTCCATTTTTGTTAGATCACAACACCTGTGAGGCAGAAGATCAGATTGGAGTAATTACAAAATGCTGGATTGAAGATAAGCGAGGCAAAGCGCTTATTCGATTCTCTGTTGATCCAGCGAAGCAAGGAATAATTGATGACATCAAATCCGGCATTAGAAACAACATTTCTGTTGGGTATCAATACACCGGATTTGAACCTGTTGAATCACCAATTGACGGTATTGATGCATACCGTTTCTCGATAAAAGTAAATGAAATTTCTTCGGTTGCAATTCCTGCGGACACAACGGTAGGTACAAATCGAGCTTCATCTACTTCAACAATTTCATCAATTTCACGCACTACAAGTTCCAATAAGGAGGAAACAATGACAAGTGAAGTTAAAGAAACTGGTGTTGAGTTTGACCTCGACGCCGTACGTTCTGTAGCAATTAAAGAGGCGCAATCACGTGCCGCCGAAATCACTAAGTTCTGTGAGAGCTTTGGTTTCTCTTCACGCGCTGCCGATTTGATCAACTCTGATAAAGACATCGTCGCAATCAAGACTGAACTCCTTCAGGAAGTTGAAAAGCGCAATGTTGAAGTTCCTAAGTCTCCTGTTGATGCTCAGAAAGCTCCTGCTTTCCATCAGAAGGACGCAGCTCACAATCGCTACAACTTCGGTCGCGCAATCGCAATGGCCGCTGGTGCAAAGCGTGATGGCGTCGAAGCTGAAATCGACCAGGAATACCGTCGTAACTCAGGTTTGACTGGTACCGGTATGGGTTATGAGCCTGATACCATCATTCTTCCTCGCTTCGCTCGTGAAGCCGGAATGGTTCGCGCTCCTCATAACGCTGGTTATTTGAGCACTCCAGCAGCTCACCAAGGTGACGACTGGGTAAATCAGACATACGATCCAACGTTGATCGACGTGTTCTTGCCTAACAACGCTCTCGCGCAGCTTCCTGTTACCAAGCGTTTTGGCTTGACAGGTATTCACAACTTCAAGAAGAAAACCGGCACAACTTCTGCCGCATGGGGTTATGAAGGCGATGCAGCGGTTGAAAGCCACATCACGACTGCGCCAAACATCACTGCAACTCCGAAGCGCTTGAGCTCACAGACTTCAGTTACCGACCTTTCAATGGTTATGACTGATCCTAATGTTCAAGCAAATGCATTGGCCGATCTTCAGATTCAGTTTGATTTGAAGTTGTCTGACTCATTCATCAATGGTGGTGGTTCTGCGGCTCCTGCGTACTACTTGGACGAAGCGGTTACCGCAAACGGTTCCTACGAGGCAACTCTTGGTACTGGTGGTGCAGGTGCAATCGCTGAATTCGAGGATTACCTTGCGCTTGTTGCTTACTTAGAAGGTATCAACGCCTCTTCAATGAACTCCTTCAAGTGGTTAATCAACACCAGCATCAAGAATAAGGCCATCGCAACCTCACTTAAGTTAGACAACAAGACAACCAAGAACACAATCGCTTGGGCTCTTTTGAATCCTGTAACTGGTGGTGTTAGTTTCGCTGGTCATGAGGCCGCTGTTTCCAACCAGCTCGCAACTGTTTCTGGTAAATCAAAAATCATCGGCGCTTGCTGGTCTGATGTTGTTTGGGCTAACTGGGGCAACCTTGCTCTTCGTCCGCTTGCTTACACTGGCGGTGGCGTGTTCAAGTTCGAAATGATTGGTTACTTTGATTTCGTGTTCCTTCGTCATAACACTCTTGGTGTTATTCATGACGCGCTTGTCTAATGTTTGCTGGGGTTTACTCAAACACTGATTATCTTGCCATCCTTAAAACCTTCGGAATAAAAGCTGTTGGTTTTAAGGATACTGGCGACGAGGTCTCTTTTACAGGAGTCTTTCGAAATGGACAATCAGTGTTTGGCGATGATGGACAGGTAATTTCAGCGACTCCAGTTTTGATTTGTAGAACATCTGATGTTGAAACATTGGATCAATACAAACCAATCACAGTCAATGAAACGCAGTACGAAGCAAGAACGCTAATTTCGAATGGGTTTGGTATTACGCACATCGCGTTAATTAAAGTATGAACATAAGAGAGGACATTTACGATTTATTGGCAACGCTGCCTTACGCAGTGTTTCAAACTCGTATTGATCCATTTCAAAATCCTACGATAAAACCCGGTGTGTCTGTGCAGCTTAAGCGATCAAGCAAGGAGCTGATTGCTGATGGTGCCACATTTAGAACGACTGATGAGGTGATGGTTGTTATTACTTTAGCGCAGCAAAAGCTGTATGACGCCGCACTGGACGCGGTCGTTGAAATGATCTTATCAACGTTGCTAACGAATGCTGCTTTTGTAAGGCAATTTGAAAACATTAGTGAAGTAAACGTTGAGTATGATTATGAAGCTGTAGGTGAAACAAATAAGGCCTCCGCGATTATCACGTTTAGCTTGTCGTATGTTGAGAAATTTGACCCCAACATCACAGCGATACTTGAGACATTGCACCTTAGTTATGATTTTATCACACCTGCTGCTGATCCAAATCTTCAGTACCCTGGACCAGATTCTCGGATCGAATGCACACAGATCATCACAACACAGTAAAAGGATAAATAAATGAAAGTCGTACCAAACAACAGAATGGTGAATGGATTGGTTAATCGAGTTTTTGACCCTGAGACGGGTTATCAGTTAACTAATGAACCAATTGAATTAGACACATTAGATTTCCACAAACGACTGCATTATCGTCAGTTGTTAAATAATGGAGATTTAGTTGAATACCAAGAACCCGTCAAGCCGGAAGTAAAACCAAAGAAACAAATTAAAGAAGGAGAAATCGAATAATGAGCACAGCAGCCATTTCATTTGACAGCATTCCGGCTAATTTGCGCAACCCTCTTGCTTACGCTGAGGTTGACAATAAGAAAGCCGGTTATTTTCAACAAAACTCACGCACACTCTTTGTTGGACAATCTGCGAACATCGTCACTGAAGTTCCAGTAATTGTTGCCAGCGTCGATTGGGCAAAACAAACATTTGGGCCTGGTTCTCAGATTGCGCGCTTCGTTGAGGCCTACCGCCGCAACAATTCGTTCAATGAGCTTTGGGTTCTACCACTTAACGATGCCGCTGGCGCAACTAAAGCATCAGCAACAGTGACTTTTACTGGTCCAGCAACCGCTTCTGGAACAGTTGCTCTTTACGTTGGTGGAGAGAAAGTAAGTGTTCCCGTTTCTCGTGGTGATACTGCAACTCAGATTGGCGCGTCGCTCGTTACTCAAGTAACAAACAATGTCAATCTTCCAGTCACAGCTTCAAATGCTGCTGGTGTTGTCACTTTAACTGCGAAAAATGCAGGTACCGTCGGAAACAAAGTTCCTTTGAACTTGAATTTCCGTGGAGTGCTTGCGAATGAAGTTACCCCAGCTGGCGTAACAGTCGAAATTGTAGCTTTCGCTGGTGGTGCAACTGATCCTGATGTTGAAGAGAAACTTGCGCTTATTGGTTCAATGGATGTCGCATTTTATGCTCACCCTTACGCTGATACTGGTTCAATTGCCGCATTCACTGCATTCCTCAGTCAGACAGGTGGTCGTTGGGACCCAATGCAAGGCGGAAAAGATGGTCAGGCGTTTACCGCGCTTGCAGGTTCTTTGAGCGCTCTGCAGACTTTCGGTACTTCATTAAATGACGAAAACCATACTGTAATTGGCTACGAAACTTCAGTTCCTAATGACAACATTGACGTGCTCGGTTCTTACGTTGCGCAGGCTTCAGGTTCGCTAGCAATTGATCCTGCTCGTACCTGTCAGACTTTGGAACTAATGGGTGTTATCACTCCTCCTGAGTCAAGTCGCTTCACTCTAAGCAATCGTTCAACGCTCTTGAACTCAGGTATCGCAACCTTGATGTATCACTCTGGTACACCAGCGATTGAGCGTGCAATTACGACTTATCAGAAAAACAGTTATGGCCAGCCTGATCCAAGTTATTTAGATGTCACCACACGTGCAACTCTTAGTTACATCAAGAAGTCTGTTGTTTACCTCATTACGCAGAAGTTCCCGCGCAGCAAGCTTGCTGAAGATGGAACTAAGTTTGGTGCAGGAAACGCGATTGTTACTCCAAAGGACGTTCGCGCTGAGCTAATCGCTTGGTACGACACTTTGCAGTTCATTGGACTGGTGCAAAATCCTGAAGGATTCGAAAAGGAGCTTTTGGTCAGCTTGAATCCAATCGACCCAAATCGTTTGGACATCTTGTTGCCACCTACACTTGTAAATAATTTGATTGTTTGTGCAGTGAAAGTTGAATTTTCACTTCGCGCGTAATTGAAATTTTCACGTTTTGTAAAACTTATGGTTTCTTTTGTTTCATCCTTAATTGACGCGTCTAATTCTGAAAAATGGGCGCGTCATTATTGGAAGCTTATTAATCGAGCAATTGACAGGAACTGGACATTTGAGAAAGGTAAAGGTTTTGAAAAACACCACGTCTTTCCTACATGCGTTCATGGTCTTATCGATGAAATGCGTGTTGTTCTAACAGCAGAAGAACATTATGTTGCACATCAGCTGCTTGTGAAAATGTATCCGCATGAACGAAAGCTTGTTTATGCAGCAAATCGCATGAGCAAACAGTGTGTAAATAATAAAACTTTTGGCTGGTTGCGCAGAAAGCACGCTGAAAATGTTAGTCTTCAGTTTAAAGGTAAGAAATTACCGCTGCGAACTGCTGAACACTGCGAGAATCTGAGTAAAGCACGTAAAGGCATTTGTTTAAAAACTGAAGAGCAAAATAAGGCACATGCTGAAATGCTTAGAGGTCGAATTTATTCAGACGAACACAGAAAAGCAATAAGTAAAGGCTTAACTGGTAAAGAACGAAGTCAAGAACATTGCGATGCAATAAGTAAAGCACGAACGGGAAATAAATACCCAAAGCTAAGTGAAGCAAAGAAAGGACAAACTCCATGGAATAAAGGCAAAAAGAATGTCCAGGTTCCTTGGAATAAAGGCATAACGCAAACAAAACAAATTTAGGAGAAATAAAATGAAGATTGCAGGCACAGCGCACATCAAGATCGACGGTGTTAGTTATTCCTCAAGTATTACTGAGGGCTACAGCATCAAAATTCAAACCAACAAACCAGAGCCGATTATGGCTGACGATGGTGGTATTCACTACAAGGAAGTTCCTGTAGCAGATACCATCAGCGGTACTTTACTTACCACAGGCGATTTTGACCCAATGGTAATCGTAAATGCTCGTAATGCCACGGTTCAAGTTCAACTCAATAATGGAAAGACAGCCATTCTTCGCAACGCAATGTTCTCAGGTGATCCTGAAATTGACACGATGACAGGTACTTTCAAATGTGAGTGGAGTGGGATTGGAAAGTGGATCTAATGTATTAATTTCAATACACTTAGCAGAACAAGGCTCAGTTTAATCGCTGGGCCTTTGTTTTAAGATAAATAAACAAAACAAACCACATGGAGAACTTACGTTATGTCTGACTTTAATGAAAATTTCGAACTACTTGAGCCAATTCTGGTTGATGGTGATAAAACATCCGTTATCACTCTAAAAAAACCAACAGTTAAGGCAATGCGCGCAAGCTTCAAAGCACCTAATGCGTTTGAGCAAAACATTGTGCTTGTAAAAGAGTGCTCAAATCTTAATCTAATTGAAATCGACAATTTGAGCCCGATTGACTTCCAGCGCATCTTGGACTACTTGGGAAACTTTATTGCCCTTGGTCCGACGAGCTAAACAACACTGTTTTTGATGTTGCATTCTTTTGGAAGCTGAAACCAGCCGAGGTGTTTGAGCTTACGTTGGAGGAGCTGTACGAATACGTTGATCAGGCGAACAGAATCAACAAATCAAGAAACCCAATAACAGAGTAAAACCATGGCCAGACAATTTTCAGTCAGTACAGTCTTTCAGGCATTAGACCGCTTCACTCAGCCTGTGTTGAAGTTTGGCCAGGCAATGGTTAACTTTGGGAATCAGGCTCACAACCAGTCTACGCGCGTCCAGCAGGCATTCAATCGAATCAACCAGTCTTCAAGTCGCACAAGCCAAGCTGTTAACAAGCTAAAAAGCGCTTTCAACTTCCATAATGTAATTGGCCATCTTAATGATGTAACCCGCGCAATTGGACGTGTCGGATCAGCTGCCTTATCCGCTTTCAAACCAGGCTGGGGAACAGTTGGAGCAATTGCAGCAGGTGGTTACACCGGTTTGAAATTAACTCAGAACTCAATGGAGTATGAGAAAAAAGAATCCCAGTTGACAGGTGTCTTGATGTCACAAGATCGCTACCAAGGTCAGTCAGACGCCCAAATCGAAGGTCGCTCCAAGTCAATCTTAGCAAAAACTAAGGACTTTGCTGCCAGTCAGGTTGGTGAGTACGCCGATTGGGCTGAAATCGTAACTGACTCAGTTGCTCGTGGCTTTGAGCCAAATGAACGCTTGATGAAGGCCTGGGGAAATCTCGCTGCACAGCACACTGGTGGTATGCCCGGCATGATTGAGACTTGGCGCTCAGGCGCTCGTGGTGAAACAGGCGCGTTAGATCAGATCAAGGGTCTTTCCGCGAATTCAGAAGGCGGCGAAGTAACCCTTCACTTTAAAGGTCAAAATTACAACCTTGGTAACAAGAACGACGCAACCTACTACTCCCGTTACATCAATGCGATGCAGCAAATTGCTGAAAAAGCATTTGGTCGACTTGGTGAACTTTACGGCAAGACATTGGATGCCCGCTGGTCAACTTTAGTTTCGACGTTTGAAACCACATTTGACGAAGCATTCCGTGGCTCTGGTTTCTTCGACACCATCAAAGCGCAGGTTGACAGCTTAAATGAGTGGTTCATTCAAGAGGCAACTCCAATTAAGTCAATGTTCACTGGGTTCTTTCAGAATCTTGAAGGCAAAACAGGTCTCATCAACTCAGTCACAAATTCAATAAAGGGGTTAATTTCTGTTGGTTTAAAAGCTTTAAATACAGCGCTCAACACAATCCTTTCAAATGACTTTGGACTTGCTGATAAGATTAAAGACTTCTTTGATAAGCTACCAAGTCGATTTGAGCAGTTCTTGAACACGGTTTCAAAAGTAGACTTTCAGCAAATCGCAAACAATGTTAGAACGTTCATAACTCAGTTATTTGAACTGGGAAAAGCATTCATTGACCTAATGCCAAAGTTGACACAAGTCATTTCGTTTGTAGCTAACCCGACAATGAGTATTGAAAGAATGCTTGCAGCTCGTCAGGTTGAGCAAGAAGAAAAAGGAGAAACCAAATCTTCTTACTGGGCAATCTCTGGGATTTTACCTGGCGTAACTCATTCCGGAATTGAAGAGCAATACAAGATACTTAATGATGAGCGTCAGGGCAAAAAACGTGAGCAAATGGAAACTGCAAAGAACGCTGCAATGATGAAGTATGAAGAGTTGTATGTGGCTCCAAAGCGCAAACAGGAGCAACAACGCCAACAAGTCATTCAGGGCGTCCTACCACAGGTCCAATCTCCAGTAAATGACCTTATCGGAAGAATTTATAACCCTGCTGATCCATTTAAGGAAGCGATGTTTAACAAAGCTTCTGTTAAGACACCAGACAATAAGGTACAAGCGCAGAAAACTGAAAAAAGTAACATTACGGTTCAGCCGCCAAAAATTGATAATGTGGTCAATTACACTCCGCCAGCAGTTAAAGTTGAGCTAACCAATAACAATACAGTAAATGTTTCAGAGGGTCGTCAAACAATTGATACAAATGCCACGCTTAATAATGCTCCGCCTGGCAGTTCTGTGCAATCAAGAGCAGGTAAAAGTACCCGCGGCATTAACTACGGAGGTCGCTAAATGGCTGACTGGCAGAAAAAATTAATCAAGCCCGCCTTCAGAGGGATTCCGTTTTATTCCAAGCGAACTACCAATGAATTTGGAAGACGCATTGCTTTACATGAATACCCTCAGTATGACACCCCTTATGCTGAGGACATGGGAAGAAAAGCTCGCAAGTTTCAAATTAGTGGTTTTGTAATTGGCGAAGATTGGGAAACGCAACGCGACAAGCTAATCAAGGCCTGTGAAGAACCAAGTTCTGGTTCCCTCTCACATCCTGATTATGGCAATTTTCAAGTTGTATGTGAAAACGTTTCTGTAACTGAATCCAAAGTTGAAGGCGCGATGATGGCCGAGTTTGAATTCACTTTCATTGAAACTGGTGCCAACAAATTTCCAAATGTTCAGCAAAACAACGCATCTGCGCTGCAAAAGCTTGCGGGTGGCTCGATCCTGTCCATCGCAAATGTTTTCAAGGCAATTAATTTCCTAACAAAGCTTCCGCAGTACGCCACTGATTATGTAATGGGAATCGTGGGTGATTTGACAGGAATTTATAATCCAAATCAGCTTTTGAATACATACACATCAATTCAAAACTTGATGAAAGGCGACATTACTGTTCCTTGGCAATTTCCAGTGCTGGCTTCAATGTTTACAGGTTCATTTAACCGCGATTATTGCCCGCATGGTACAAAGTTGCAAGCAGTTCGTAATACAGCGAAGGACAAGCGAACAGGCGAAAGATTTGTCATACCAACTTCAATTACCACAGAGCAGGCGCAGTTAAAACAAACTGACGTTGTTCTTGAAACTGTTGAAACAACTGTTGATGAGCAAACTGAAACATTGAATCCGCGAATGGCTTTCAGGTTGCTGTCAGCCATTGGGGACGTAAAGATAAATCACATTGCGCCAATTACAGACAGCGACGTTATTCAATACGAAAGCGGTCTTCAAGCTGAACTTTTAATTAAATCATTTGCCGTTATCGAAGCAGCTGTTGCCGCATCACAAATTGATTACGAAAGCTTGGATGATGCTCAAAAAATCTGGACAAAAACACTTGGTCAATTTGATACGCTACTTAAAATGGCGACTGACATTGGTTCTGATACTTGGTTTGTTGAGCTAAGAAAAGTACGCGCTGCCTTCCAAGCTGACATTCAGGAGCGCGCTCCAAATCTGTCAGTTCTAACATTCAAATCATACCCTGATCCTACGCCGTCACTTGTTATCGCTTATGACGTTTATGAAGACATTACAAGAGCAAGCGAAATTGTGCTTCGCAATCACGTGAAACACCCAGGATTTGTAGTAAACGACAACTTGGAGCTACTGAGTGAATAAAGGAATCGTAAAGCTCAGACTTGCAGGTAAAGAATACATTGGTTGGGAAGAAATTTCAATAACTCGCTCAATCGAAGATGTTGCCGGTACATTTTCCCTTACTGTTTCTGACCCGCCTGAAAATGGAAGAAACGCGCTTGACCTACGTCCAGGCGATGAGTGTGAAGTCTTAATTGATAAAACACTTGTCATCACTGGTTATCTTGACAGCGTTAACGTTGACTACACCGCAACCTCACATAATCTTCGTTTTGACGGACGAAGCAAAACAAAAGATTTAGTTGATTGTTCAGCTCTTCAAACTCAGCAGTTCGTTAATTCAACAGTTGAACAAATCGCTAAGAAACTTGCAGCTGATTACGGAATTCAGGTTGTTGTTCGTGGCGATGGCGGCAAGCCAGTTCCAAATTTTCAAGTTCAACCTAATGGCGAAACTGTCTTTGACGCGCTTCAAAGATTATGCGGCCCTGCAAATCTTCTGATTACTGATACACCAGAAGGTCACTTGTTGTTGACCAATGTGAAGGGGACAAAAACAAAAAATGTAATTGTTAATAACGGCAAACTGAATACAAACATTAAGAGCTGTAATTTTACTGTCGGCGAACACAACCGCTACTCTAAGATTGTAGTGCGCGGTCAATCCAGAGCAACAGACACAAATTTCGGCAGGCAGGTTTCAGGAATTATGGCTGAAGCTCTTGATCCTGAAATTCGCCGAACACGCATCAAGATAATCCGAGCGGACGTTGAAGTTAGCACTGACGACGCAACTCAAAAAGCTCTCTGGGAAATGAAAGCCTCTGCGGCTAAAGGTATTGAAATTAATTATGTTATGTACAGTTGGTATGGCAATCAAAATGAACTTTGGCAACCAGGACAAACAGTCGAGGTGACTGATACATTATGTGGAATTGATCACAAGGATTTAGTTATCGCCAGAGTTGAATACCGAATTGACAATTCCAGTGGAACCACTTGCACACTTGTTCTAAATCCTGCAGAAGCATTTGAGAAAGACAAGGAAAAGCAAGTCAAGAAAGCAAAACTTAAAACCAAAGTGGTTAAGCAGCACGCTCCTTTGGTTGCACCAGCGGTGGAGTAATTATGGGAGATACAAGAAAAGCCACAATTCTCAAAGTTGATGGCAATTATTTAAAAATGCAGACAGTGCAGATTACTGGTCTTGATGGGGAAATGGCCAGTAATGTTGAGCGCTACCAGCCATACGGCTTAACAACTTTCCTGGTTCCTGCGGATGCTGATGGACGAGGCCCAGAAGGCATCCTTTCTGATCTTGGTTCAACTTCGTTGCGCACGGTTACACAGGTTGATGATCGACGTTTCCGCACAGTTCATGGTTCAGTCGGCGACGTTATTCTGTATTCAAAACACGATAACCCAACTGCAACGCACGATAATGCGCTTCAACGTTTTGCATTCACTGACGACGGAACTGGTAATTATCGCGCTGTCCTGAAGATAAATACATGCAAGATTGACGTTAAGAGTGATCACTCAATTTTAATCGATAATGGTCAAGGAGTATTTGTTGACATACACGGAGCCTACGTCGAAATCAACAATGGGTCATCTGTTGTAAAGCTCGAAGGAAGCGTAGCCACAATCTCCGCCAGCACTGTAAATGTTAACGCTACATCAACCACAATTTCAGGTTCAAGTATCGCGTTATCAGCACCAAACGTTTCACTTGGATAAAGTATGGGAATTGAAGTAAATCAGGGATTAACTGTAAATGACACAACTGAAAGCACGGATTATCAAACAGGCTCAGTAATCGTAAAGGGCGGTGTTGGTATTGCGAAGAACCTTCACGTTCACGGCGAAACAGTTTTAGACGGCGACCTAACAATTCCAGCGGGTTCAGTTCACGTTAATAACTTGGATTCTGAGCTAACCACTGTAATTAACACGGTCGCTCAACATTCAACTGACATCGCTGCGCTAATTAACACATCAGGTACGCCTACCCAGGCTGCAGCATCTGCAGCAGCAGCAGCAGCAAGCGCGGCAGCTGCACATCAAGACGCGTTAGACGCCGCAGCTCAAGCATCTGCAGCCGCAGCATCAGCTACACAGGGAGCAAATTCAGCAACTTCAGCTGCTGCCTCTCAAGTGAGCGCAACTGCCGCTGCAGCAGATGCAGCTGACGCGCTCGCCGCTGCAATTATCGCTCAAGGTGATGCCGAAACTGCTGCAACTACTGCGACCATAAAAGCCGGCAATGCTTCAGTTTCAGCAAGTCAGGCAGCGACATCAGCCACAAATGCTGCTGGCTCCGCTTCCACAGCGTCCACAGCTGCAACAACAGCAACAACGGCAGCAACTAACGCAGGCAATTCAGCAAATGCTGCCGTTACCTCTGCAAGCAACGCCGCAAGTTCCGCCACCGGCGCCGGTAACTCCGCAAGTCAGGCTTCAACAAATGCTGGTGTAGCTTCAACCTCTGCGACTAATGCAGCTAACTCAGCTACAGCAGCTGCAACAAGTTCATCACAAGCTGCAACCTCTGCTACGAATGCAGCTACATCCGCTACAACAGCGAGCAATGCAGCGACTACAGCAACAACTCAAGCCAACGCAGCGAATACATCCGCAGCAAACGCGGCAACTTCAGCTTCGGCAGCAAGTAACTCAGCTACACAGGCTGCAAGTTCCGCAACTTCAGCCGCAGGCTCTGCTTCAGCCGCAAGCAATTCCGCTTCAATCGCAACTGGTTCAGCAACGACAGCAGGAACAAGCGCAACTGCAGCCGCAAATTCAGCGACGATTGCTCAAACCGCAGCCACGAATGCAGCAAACAGCGCAACCGCAAGCGTGCAGTCATACAACAATTTAAGCGCAAAGATTGACAATAACATCGCTTCGCTTGGTGGTAATTATGTTGGCTACTCAACTTACAACGCAGGAGTTAGCGGTAACCGCTGGTTAAATAATTTCCCTGCTGGCGCAACAATAACTCAAAACATTGGCGATCCAACCGGCGGAACTGAGGCTGTTCGCTTCACTGGGTCAAATACAACCAATGCGCTACTTCGAGTTGAATTTCCTGCGGTAACAGCAAATGGAACAGATACCTACACTTGTTCCTTTTACGCACGATTAATTAGTGGGTCAAATGTCAATCTAAAGTCAGACCTTGCTGATAAAACAACCGTTTTTTCACTTTACTTCAGCAAGCTAATCGTAAATGAATGGGTTCGAATCGACTACTCAGGAATACCGACCGCTGGTTCACTTGGATGGATTGATTTAGTAAATAACTTGACCTTAGATGTAGTAATTGATTTCTGGGGTGTGCAAGTTGAGAAAGGAAAAGTACCAACGGCTTACATTAAGACCGCTGGAACACCCGTAATCAGCAGAAGTACAGTACAGGCAGATTTAGTTACTGAGCAATCAGTGCGAGCAAGCGCCGACACTGCGATTTCAAATAACGTTACTGCGCTGACATCCACAGTCAATACCAAAACTCGTGTTTTTCGCCAATCAACTCAGCCAACACCGACAGCGGTTGGTGATGCTTGGTTCGATACCGGCAATAACAACAAGCTTTACATTTGGAATGGTACTGCGTGGACGTTAACCCAAGACAATACTAAAAATACGACCTTCTACCAAGGAACAGCACCCACTGCTTTGGCTGTTGGTGACTTGTGGGTAGACACAGCCAACTCAAATTCATTGAAACGATGGAATGGAACAAGTTGGGTCGCTGTTGATAATGCGCAAATTGCGACCACTGCAGCCGCGTTAACAACTGAACAAACTACAAGAGCAAATGCAGACACCGCCCTTGCTAACTCAATCACAAGTTTGTCCGCGACGGTCAGCACAGAAATTACAGATCGAACGAATGGCGATGCGGCAAACGCTGCAACCATCGCAACAACAAACGCAAATTTGGTTACAGAGCAAACTACCAGAGCAACAGCGGATGCTGCGCTGTCTCAATCGTTACTTGACTTAAGCTCAAGCATAAGCGGTGGTTTTAGCCCATACCAAACATGGAATTTCACATCAGGCGTCGATACCTGGACATCGGGCGGCTGCACAATTGCTGCAAGCGGCGGCTACCTCACAGTAACTTCGTCAAGCGCTGATCCAATTATTCGCGTTGGTTCGCTTAGTATTACTGGAAGTCAGTATTTCATTGTGAAAGCCAGAGTTAAGCGAACTGCTGGAACTAACTGGGATGGTAAATGTTACTACACTACCGGTTCTCATGGAGAGTCTGGCTTATACTACAAACAACTTACAAACCCTGGAATGGTGATCGGCCAATGGTATGTGCTTGAATGGGCAATGGACGCGCTAACTGTTGGTGGAACAGACTGGACATCTAACATAATCACAGGTATTCGTTTTGATCTGGGCGCTGCCGCAAATGACGTGTTTGTTATTGATTGGATTTCCATTGGTAGCAATGCACCACCTGTTTCATACGCTGAATTTATTACTGAGCAAACAACAAGAGCAAACGCAGTTTCTGCAGTTAGTTCATCTGTTACCTCGTTGAATTCGTCTTTGTCAACAGAAATCACGAATCGAATAAATGGTGACAATGCGCTACAGACCAGTTTGAACACCACAAACGCAAATCTTGTTACTGAGCAAACTACACGCGCCAACGCAGACACTGCAATTTCAAATTCAGTTACATCGCTGACTGCCACTGTAAACACGAAAGCCCGTGTTTACCGTCAATCTACTCAGCCAACAGGAACAACTGTTGGCGACATCTGGATCAATACGTCATCGAACAACTTGCTCAAAGTGTGGGACGGAACAGCTTGGCAAACAACCCAGGATAACAGCAAAAATACGACTTTCTACCAAGGAACAGCACCAACTGCTGTTGCAACTGGTGACCTGTGGATTGATACAGCAAACAACAACTCACTCAAGCGCTGGAACGGAACAAGTTGGGTAGCTGTTGATAATGCGCAAATTGCCACTACTGCAGCAAATTTGATAACTGAGCAGACGACACGAGCAAATGCAGATAATGCGCTCGCTTCAGACATTACCGCGTTAACGACAACTGTAACTAACAACTACAATACGTTAAATTCAGCCATTACGACTGAAACCACTGCTCGCACCAATGGCGATTCAACAAATGCGACGGCAATAACTAACTTAACCAGCACAGTCAACACGAAAGCGCGGGTATTCAGACAGGGTACACAGCCAACAGCGACTGCGACAGGCGACATCTGGATCAATACTTCCTCAAACAACTTGTTGAAAGTATGGGATGGTACCGTTTGGCAAACAAGTCAAGACAACAGCAAGAATACCACTTTCTACCAAGGAACAGCACCAACTGCTGTTGCAACTGGTGACTTGTGGGTAGACACAGCCAACTCAAATTCATTGAAACGATGGAATGGAACAAGTTGGGTCGCTGTTGATAACACATCATTTGCTACAAGCGCAGCTTTAACAACTGAGCAAAC